ATTTTACTCTCGGGCTTCCTTATATCTCGCAAGACCAATCGGTGTCTCGTAAAACTATTACAGACCTAATCAGTCCTGATACTAATTATAAGACGGACGTGGCAATAGGTGTGGATAATGCCGTGATTAAAACTTATGTAATTGGCAATTCTTACGGGATATTTGAGATAGGCGAAACTGAGAGCTGGGAAGAAATTGAAAGTAAAATTCAACAATATAAGGCTCATTGTGTAATTGACGCACTTCCTTATCCTAATGTTCCGCAGAAATTGGCACAGAAATATCGTGGTAAGGTTTTTGTGCATTATTTTGACCAAGACCAAAAAAATACTGGAATAGTCAAATGGGGCGAGGGCGACAAGTTGCAAGTGGTGAGGGCTGATAGGACTAAGATAATTGACTTATTGGTGTCGGAATTTGTGAATAAAGAGATTACTTTTAATATAACGCTCACTCAGCTTGAGCAATATATTTCAGACTGGACGCAACTTTATCGGGATATTGAGGAAAATGTGCAGGGAATTAGGAAACCTGTATGGAAGACGATTGAGGGGCGACGTGACCATTACGCATTTGCTACAATATACTGGCGGATAGCTTTAGACAAGACTTTTGCTGGCGGGGCGGTTATCAGGACTCCGAGCAAAAAGGATAGAATTGGACAAGCACCAGTTGTAAGTCCTGATAGGACAGTCCCAGCTATCAGTCTTGAGGAAGTAAAGCAAAGGGCACTTAGGGGCAAAAAAGATTGGCGGATTTTATGACAAAACTTAACGAACGAAATGATAATAAGAACGTCGTAACGGTTATTCTTGGAAATTCACAACCAGTTAATCAACTCAAGGAACTTCATTGTGCTAACTGTGGACGAATAGTTTGCCAGTATTACACAGAAAGCCGTATAATAATGATAGTAGGAGAAATGCGGGAAGTGTCCCGTCCGATAGATATACAATGTTCTCGTTGTGGTTGGATATTTAGAATAGCTTAAAAATATGGACTCACCAAATAAAGTTGATTTGAAAGACCGAGACGAACGCCAAGAGGGTGTAATTGAGGCGGCGGGCGAACCTTTGACACTTGAACTTGAAGATAAAGACATAGTTCAGTTAATCGGAACTCGTGTCAAAGATAACGAGGACTGGTGGAATAAGGAATTAGGACTTGATGAGGTAAGAAAAGAAAACGAAAAATACTATCTTGGTAATACATTTGACCCCAAAGATTTATACGAGTGGCAAATCCCCTACAAAAATAACCGTATTTTGACTGCGATTGAAACTATTGTTCCTCTTGCGGTCAGTCAGCCAGCAGAACCTATTGTGACGGAAGCACGGAATACTGATGAGTCTCGCCAGCTTGCTTCAGACCTCGGTAATGTTCTTTTCTCACTTTACGAAGACCTTTATATAAAAAGCAAACTTTCAATGGTGGCACGACACCTTTTGGCGGGTAAGCGTATCGGTATCCTTAAATACAGATTTGACCCTAATTTAGGTGAAGTAAAAGAAGACGGTTCACACAAGGGACAAATTGTGGTTGAGGTTGTGCGACCTGAAAAGGTTGTAATTGAGAAAAAATCTACCGACCCAGACGATATTTCTTTAATTGCCGAGTATATGGAAGCGACGATTGAGGAATTAGTTAATAAGTTTCCTGATAAGAAAGACGATATATATAAAAAGCAAGGAATTAAGCAGGGAACAAAAAAGCAACTTCAATCTCCTGTGGGTTATTTGGAAGTGTGGTTTAGTTATTTTGATAATAGCGGAAACGTAAGAGAAGCGGTTTGTTGGAAGTGGGACGAGCTAATTTTGGATAAAATGGCAAATCCAAATTGGAACGAGGACGAGTTTATGACTGATGAGGAAGGTAAACAAGTAAGACTCAATTACCACGACAGGCCACGAAAACCGTATATTATTTTTAATCACTTGAACCTCGGAAAATATATAATTGATGATACTTCTTTAATTGAGCAGGCAAGGATACTTCAGGATATTCTCAACAAGCGGGGAAGGCAAATAGTGGAAAACGCAGACCAAGCGGCAAGTGGGTTGGTATTAGACGAGAATAAAATCAGTCAAGAAGACGCAAGAAAGATTATTGGCGACCCGTCAGAGAAAGTTATGGTAGACGGAAACCCTAATGACGCTGCGGCACGGCTTCCTTGGAACGCATTACCGAATTATGTAATGCAGGACAAATTTGACGCTCGTGCCGAAATTGACAATATATTTGGTGCAAATGCTCCTGTTCGTGGTGAGTCCAGTGGGCTACAGACTCTTGGCGAGGCGATACTTTCGCAACGGGCTAATATAGGTCGATTACAAACGATTTCTGACTCAATAGAGGACGGTATGGACAGGCTCTACAAGGCTCTGGTGCAAATGATGAAGGTTTATTGGGACGAGCCAGTAATACTTCGTTATAGGCAGACTGAAGGCAAGACAGAGTTTCTTGAGTGGACACGGGATAAGATTGAAGACGGGGTTGATGTTAGGGTAAAGGCTGGCACGGTACTTCCAAAGGATAAATTTGCGGTTAGAAATGAAACTATACAAATGATAGCGGTTCTTGACCCACTATCTATGGCGGAGGGGCTTGATAAACCAAATCCGAAAGAATTTGCACGAAGGTTAGTTTATTACCGCTTCTTTATGGATAAATATATGGGTGAGTTTCTAAGCGAGGGTGAGGGCGATATAGATAGTAAGGCACTTGCTGATATTCAGGCACTAATGAACGGGCAACAGCCGCCAGTTCCAGACTCGCCAAGTAAAGAATACTTATTCACTCTTGAGAAATTCTTAACAAGTCAAGGTTTTCAGTCTATTGTTGACTCAGCAGTTAAGCAAAGAATAGTAGAATTTGTAAAAGCGGTTAAAGATAAAGCCAAGACTGCGATAGGTGAAGCACCTGAAAGCTCAGAAACGTCACCCGTCACAGAGGTTGAAACGCCAACAACGCCAATAACGACTGAAACACCCGCAGAGGGGCAGATGGGAAATGTTTTGCAAAGAAGTATAAAATCACTTATGACAAGGATAGGACGTTAATATGCCTGTAAGTATTTCTAAAACAGACGGACAATATCGAGTTTCCCACGGAGGTAAGGTTTCCGCAAAAGGAACTACTAGAGTAAAAGCTATGGCACAGAGGAATTTACTGCGAGGGATAGAGCACTCAGACTGGCGACCGACAGGAAAAAGGTCGTTAGCAATGAGAGCAAGGGCGACTACCGCATAATAATATGGATATGCCAATGGAACAAACGAATAAAGAACACAAAAAAAGGCAAGAAGCTATGAAAAAACGATTGCAGACTTTGGGAACTGGCAATCCTGTTGTAAAACAAGCAATAGAAGAAAATGAACCAAAGCGAGACGTTTATAAAGAGTTTGCTGTCGTTGACGAACTTGTTAGTGCGGCACGTAATAAATATCGGGTTGATGGCGATTTCAAAACCTGCATACGGAATTTGGCTGAGGCACTTGGAAAGCTCGCAGGAGCTAAAAGCGTGGGGGGGCTTGACACGGATAAAAATATTTCAGATAATAGTGAGGACGAGGCAAAATATTAAAAATTTGACAAGATTTGCAAAAAGGGTTTATAATATATTTGCCAGTTAAAAGAGTGAGGGCTTGACAATAACAAAAAAAGTCTTCATAATTCTTAATTAGAGGTCATCAGACCCAGCAAGCGAAAGCGAACTGGGTTTTTTTAGTTTAATAAAATGACATTTACTGACAGAGTTATCTCAATAACACAAGATACTATCCTTCCAAAGATATTCGACAATATCTTGACGGATAATTTCGCAGCCTTCCGTTTTGTCTCCAATGGTTTGAAATGGTCTGGTTCTAGCCTCAAAAGACCAATTAAGTTAGTTAAGTCCACACTTGGTGGTTCTTTTGCTGGTCTTGACACCCACTCAACAGCTACAACTGAGTCTCGTAGAACAATGGAGTTCAATTTGAAAGCCTACGAAATTCCTGTTGCAATCGCAGGTCTTGACAAATTAGTCAACGCAACTGAAGCGCAGGTGATTGATTTGGTTAAGGCTGAAATGGAGTCTTCGGCACAAGACGCTATGGACGACATTGGTGAGATTTTCTATCTGGACGGAACTGGAAATTCAAGCAAGAATTTCGAGGGACTTGATAATTTGGTAGACGACGGAACTACGGCAACCACAGTCGGTGGACTTTCGAGAACTACTTGGTCTTCACTTAACGGTACAAGAACTGCGTCGGGTGGAGCTATGACTCTTACAAAACTTGGAACTTTGTATGTAGCAGTATCAGGTGGGTCGGCAAGCAGGCAAAAGCCAACTATTGTTGACTCGGACGAAACAGTTTGGAATTTATTTGAAGCCTTGCTTTCTCCGACAGTTCAGGCAGGATACCAAATGAACGGTTATCCGATGGTTACTCGTAAAAGCCGAGGGGCAATAGCTGGTGCAGAGTTTAAGGGTGGAGCAGGATTTACTTCACTTATTTATAGGGGTATTCCTTGGGTAGCAGACGAAAAGTCAACTTCTCAAACTGTATGGTTCTTGAACGAGAATTATCTTGAGTGGTACGGAATAAAAGACCCCGATATGACCTCAGTAGTTTTTGGTGACACTCACGAGGGGACTTACAGTGAAGTACCTTCAAATAACACAGGATTGCAATTTGGCGGTATGTTAAAGCCAGTTAATCAGTACGGTGAAGTTGGACATATTTATCTTTTCGGTAATTTAGTTACTTTCCAACCCAGAAGGCACGGAAGATTGACAGGAGTTACAAGTTCGTAATAGAATACTAATATGAGATTTTCAGGACAACCAGCAATTTACGATTTAGACCCGTTTGATGAGACAGCTCAACAGAAGCACCAGCTTGGTGCAGTAGGTGTGGGTTCAAACGGAGATTTATACCGCTACACCAGAATTATATCTACTGGGACTGATTTAATTGCAGGTAATCTTTTAGTTGCTTTAACTGAGGAAGCAAATCATCAAAACGTAGCTTTGAGCGCAGCTGCGGCAGTTGGAGCAAATTTAGTTATCCCGACAATGGGTGCAACAGCAGTAGACGCTAACGAATACGACGAAGGAACTTTGGTTTTCAATGACGTATCTCCTGAAGGTGAAACTTATTTTGTCAGTTCTCACGAAGCCAACGCAGGTTCGCTGGCAACTGATGTCTATATTTACCCTGACCTCAAAACAGCGGCAACCGCTACTTCGGAAGTATCTTTAGTCAGA